TCGGCGACGACGACGACCACCCTCACCGGCACCAAGGGCGCGTTGTAAAGGGGATTCATTCAACCAGAGGGGAGTAGCACCTCCCATCATACGAGAGCTAGCACTTCCACCCATCATCTTCATGGATTTTTTCATGTGTTTCTTACCAGCCATCTTCATTTTCATTGATCGTCTTTTCTTACCGGCCATCATCATTTTCATTGATCGTCTTTTCTTACCGGCCATCATCATTTTCATTGACTTTTTCATGTGCTTCTTACCACCCATCATCATTGCGTGTCCGCGTTTCATTGTACCACCCATACGGTGTTTGCCAGTCATATGCATTTTGTGCATTATAATATATCCTAATAAAAAAAAAAGAAATTTGCTAAATAATATTTATATATTATATAAAATGTACAAAAAAGGCTCAATGTCTAAAACTCGATCAGGACGCAAAGACTTTAGGACACACAAGGGAGACAAGAAGTTTAACGCTCGTGGTCATTACCAAACCAAGAAAATGAAACCCTACATGAAAGGTGGAATCAAAAAAGGTTCAATGTCTAAAACTCGTTCGGGACGCAAAGACTTTAGGACACACAAGGGAGACAAGAAGTTTAACGCTCGTGGTCATTATCAAACTAAGAAAATGAAGCCTTACATGAAGGGTGGATATTCAAATCCTTATTCCTTAGGAAGTTACTACACCAATACTGATAATACAGTTGGATACGCAAAAAAATATTAAGTTTTTGAAATAATATAATTATAATAAAAATTATATTATTATTTATGTTATTTATATTTTTTGGTGAGTAAAAATTTAAGCAGAAGCAGTTTTTTTAATGAAATGTTGATTCATTAGAGCTTGAATATTGAAATAAGTAACCTCTTGTCCATCCTTAACATTAAGAAGAGACTTGAGTGCATTATCGGGCATAATAATTTTTTTGTTATCCTTGTATTGGAGATCCTTTTCGTTAATATAATTAATAAGATATTGTGTGACCTCTGTGCGAGCAATTTCGGTACCGGACTCCTTATTCATAAAAGAACAGAGAGCATCTGAGACCTTAGAAGGCTTTGCAAAACCAGATGGCTTACGGTTCCCCTTATTCTTATTCTTAGCAGCCTCCTTTTGAAGTCCCTTGATTTCCTTACGAACATTCTTCTCAAGATTACGAATTTGCATCTTAAGAGCAGAAATTTGTTGATTGAAGTTGCTAAGAGTAGCAACAACTCCCAAAAATTGTTGGCCAATAGGATCAATCACCTCATTGACATCTGCTGCATCGGCGGTTGCAGGTTCAACCTCCATTACAGTATTATCCTTCATAGCAGGAGCCATAACGGGAGCTTCAATAGTAGGAGCAACAATTGCTGAATCGGTATTTTTAGTAGATTTCTTTGTAGTTGTTTTTGTGGCTTTCTTTGCAGGAGGCATCTTATAATGTTTATACTATTAATATCTTTAAATCAATTTTAGATAAAAATATTATTTTGATAATGGAAGGAAGAAAATATAATGATATATATAATGGATACGACTCAATTATTACTTTTACAGGATATAAATAATAAGATGAATTCTGTAATTCCTCAACTTACCAAAAAAATAAAAAAAATAGAAGAAAAAAATAGAAATTTAGAAAAGGAAATATGTGATTTAAAAAAATATTTAAATAATGATAAATGTATTGAGCCAATTCTCTTAACGAATGATAGTAAAAATGTAGGAATATATATTTCAATTTCAAAATTAAATGAACTTAAAATGGTTTTAATTGAACAATTAGTAAAACATAATAATTTATGTTTAGGTAGAGATAGTAAATTTATATCAGAAAATATAGTTTATCAGAGTATAAAACATTTTATTGTAGATGACCAAGTAATTTATTCTCTATTTGGTGAGAAAATTTATAATTTTAATGGTAGGTGGGAAAATAATTATTCAAAAATAGGATTTTTATTATGGTTAAGTGAATCAACATATGATTATGCTTGGTATTTGGAAGATGATGTCTATTTAAAAGATTCTAATGATTTTTTTATTAAGTATATTGATAATACAGAAGATTTAATTTGTACAATAGAATTTGATTTCCCTGATTGGTATTATAATCGATGGAAGGTAGGATCAATCCATCATGGAATTGGATTAAGTCATTTATATGTATGTAGATTTAGTAAATTGTTTGCCCAATTCATCTTAAAACAAATAAATCTAGAAAAGGAACTAAGCCATCATGAAATTTTTATTCCTTATTGTTTATCTTTATTCAAAGGTACTCATTCTTCCTTTGAAAAAGAAGATTTAAAGTTTTTAAGACTGGGAAACGATCAAAATGATCCTGGATATAGAAAAAATTTTATTGATAAACAAAATACAAATATAGCCCATCCAGTAAAAAAATTTTAAGACTAATATATAATAATGAAAAGGTCATTTAATCCAATTCAAGCTATAAATGAAACACCTAATATTATTAATAATAATAATAATAATACTACTTCGAACCGCTTAAGTGGAATGCCCGTGGCTCCTGTTTCAAAAGCTTCTCAATTTTTAAAACGAAGAAAAGTAATAGCAGAAAATCAGCTAAATTCAAATTCGGGGAAAAATATTCCAACTGAAGAAGAAAATCCGTTGTTTGCAATGCAAATGAATAAACCAAATCAAAATATTGAAAAAAACGATTTGCAAAATAAAATATCAAAGATATTTACTAGAATTGGAAATACTACCGCCAATTCTTCGGAAGTTGTAACTAATTTTAAAGATAAAATAGAAAATGTAATTGATTTTTTTCAAGTAATGTCTAATGAAAAAAATGAAGTTGAAAAATTAATTATTGAAATTATTGGAATGTTGGTAAAAATTATAAAAAAAAATGGAAATGAAAAGCATTTGATTGAAATTAATGATTTAGTCAATTTAGTTTCTTCTTCTGGTTTAGGTTCATTGACCCCTTCTCAAGATGATTCTAAAAGTAGCAATAATTCTGAATCTGACGCCTTTTCAGAAATGAGTTTAAATTTAAAAATAGATGATAAGAAAGTAGAAAATATTACTAAATTAAATATAAATATTAATGAAGACGATCAGGAAACGAAAAACAATATTTATGTTAAAAAAGTATTTGGATATTAAAATAAAAATTCAATAAAAATTTATTTTAATTTAAAATATTACTCTTGGGAAATAGTTTTACCCTTTTTCTCAACAAAAACCCAAGATCCATCCTTTTGTTCCGTAGAATTACTTAGATTCTCACGAGGTCCTCGACGAGCAGACTTGGTTTTATGGGGCGTATTTACTAAATTTGCTCTGGTTTCATTTCTAGTTTCACACATCAACTTTCCATTGTCAATTCCCTTTACATTCACAGCTTGAAATTCATGCTCACCAGATTCCATCTTTGAAAGATCCAAATTTACATATTCACCTTGAACTAAATACTTATATTGTTCGCTACTAACATTAATAGCAGAATGATGAACAAAGATATCTTTGTCAAGATGATGACCGTTAGTTACAGTAACGAATCCATATCCAGCTTTGTTATTAAACCACTTAACTCTTCCATTAAATCTCTCTTGGGAACCTGAAGTGATGTCACTCATTGTATATATATGGTTCAATTAATCTTTAAATAAGTTTAAGCTTCTATTTCTTTAATTTTGTTTTCTTTGGTATCTAGTTGGATTTTCGAAAAAAGATTTTTTAGTATATTATAATTGGGAGTTTCATCAAATGAAAGTCTATATACATATTTTAAAAATAACTGAAATTCTTTTGGAATTTTATCACATAATGTTTCTAAAGGAATATTCATTTTTGTTTGCTTAATAAATTCACTTTTATTTGAATCGTCTTTTATATTTTGCCAAGGTAATTTACCTTTCAATAAATAAATAAACATATATCCTAGTGAAATTAAATCATCTCGACGAGATGCCATATTTCCATTGTGAATATGCGTACTAATGTACCTCAATGTTCCAGTATATTTATTGCATTTTTTATTAGAAATATGAATGTTATCATTATCCATTATTTTTTTTGACAATCCAAAATCTATTAAAAATAAAGTATTAATTTTTTCGTTTCTTCCAAATAAAAAATTATCCGGTTTAATATCTCTATGAATTATATTTTGTTCATGAATACATTGAATTGAATCAATAGCTTGATTGGCAATAATATACACCAAATCTAACTGTAATTTTTGTTCTCTTTTTAATAAATCTTCTAAGCTTATTCCTAATAATTCGAATACCGTATATCTATATTTTGAAAAAATACCAGACCATTTTATTGAAGGGAACATGTTGAAATTTTCTAAATATTTACATATTTTAGTTTCGTGTTTTAATAATTTATATTTAGTATCGTATGGTTCAAATTTTATAGCTACCAATTCTTCATTGAATAAATTCAATCCTTTATAAACAGAACCAAACGATCCTTGTCCTATTTTTTCAATTATCTTATATCTATTTGCTATAACTGTATTCATACATTCAATTTCATTATTTAATAATTCCATATATATTTCTAGTAAATTATATTTATATTTATAAAATTGATTTATCTTAAAACGATAAAACCAAGTTATTTATATAAGTATGGTACTTGTTTGTGAAAATAAGTTTGACGAAGAAGATTCATTTTCAAAACAATTTTCATTTGATTTGAGTGAATGGCAAAAATGGTCATTATATGCTATTAGTTCTAATCAACACTCCTTAGTAACAGCCCCTACAGGATCTGGAAAAACATTACCTGCAGAATTTGCAATTTCATATTTTACAAGTAAAGGAAAAAAGGTTATTTATACTTCTCCAATTAAAGCTCTTTCTAATCAAAAATATTTTGAATTTTCAAATAAATTTCCTTCTATTTCATTTGGAATTTTAACGGGTGACATTAAGGATAATCCAGAAGCAGATGTACTAATTATGACCACGGAAATATTAAGAAACTATTTATTTCAACAAAAATATAAACATGATTCAACTATTGTTGATTTTCAGTTAAATATAATAGACTTGGGATGTGTAATTTTTGATGAAGTCCATTATATCAATGATAAAGATAGAGGTAGTGTATGGGAAGAAAGTTTTATGATGATGCCGAACTCTGTTCAACTTGTTATGTTATCAGCAACAATTGATAAACCTAAAGAATTTGCGGAATGGGTTGAAAATATTCATTCTAATAGACAAGTTTATTTATCAACAACTACTATAAGATTTGTTCCATTAGAACATTATTTATGGTTAAGTTATAACTCAAATTCAATTAAATTAATCAAAGATAAGGAATTTAGAGAATCAGTCCAAAACCATGTAGGGAAATTTCATTTAATAAAATCACCCACTCAAAAATTCGATGAAAATATGTATTTTCAGATTAAAAAATATATAGATTACGGAAAAAAAAACAATTTTTATGTAAAACGAACATTTGTTTTGAATCAGTTGACACAATATTTAAAATTTAATAAATTGTTACCTGCTATTATTTTTGTATATTCTAGATTAAATGTTGAAAAATTTGCAAAAGAAATAAATATTACCTTATTTGATGAAGACGAAGAAGCAGGATATCCTGAACTAGTAGATAAAGAGTGTATAAAAATACTTAATAAGTTATCTAACAGCCAAGAATATTATCAATTACCTGAATATATTATGATTAAAGGTCTTCTTATGAAAGGAATTGCAATTCATCATTCTGGAATAATGCCTGTTCTCCGTGAAATGATAGAAATACTTTTTAGTAAAGGTTTTGTGAAACTTTTATTTGCAACTGAAACATTCGCTGTTGGGTTGAATATGCCTACCAAGACTGTTGTATTCACAAGTTTATCTAAATTTGACGGGACCACTGTAAGGTATTTACATGCTCATGAATATACACAACAATCTGGGCGTGCGGGAAGAAGAGGTTTTGATAAAGTGGGTAAGGTGATTCATTTGTCAAATTTGTTTGAATTCCCTTCTTTACTAGAATATAAAACTTTAATGAGTGGAAAACCTTCGTGTTTGACTTCTAAATTTAAAATATCTTATAATTTGTTGTTGAATTTTTATTCAATTGGTGGAATCGAAATTGCCAATAATAGCTTAATTCAAGATGATATTCAAGCTCATTTAAGACAAGCTAAATTAGAATTAAATGAATTAAATAATCATTTGGATAAAAAGAAAGAAAATATGAAACTTGTAAAAATGCCTCAAGAGGTTGCAATTCGTTATAGAGAACTAGAAAGTACTAAGAAGCAATTTGCAAATAAAAAACGGAAACAGGCTGAAAGAGAAATTACCTCGATAACCGATCAATTTAAATCCTTTGCCAAAGATATTGAATTTTATAAAAATTATTTTGAATTAATAAAAGAAATTGAAGAAAAAGAAGAAGAAATTAATTCTGTTTCATTATTTGTTAAACATCAAATTGAAAAGGTTAAATTTATATTACATGATAATGACTTTATTGATAATGATAATTCATTAACAGTAAAAGGCAGAATGGGTTTATTTGTACAAGAAGTTCATTGCTTAATGTTTTGCGATCTATATGAAGTATTAAAAACTTTAGGATTACATGAAATAATTTCAATATGTAGTTGTTTTACTAATCTTAGTGTAACTGATGATTGTAGAGATTACAGCCCAAAAGTTGATAATCTTGAAGTAAAAAAGACTGCTTTAGGAATACAAACAATCCTTAATAAATATAGTGACTGTGAAGCTGAATACAAAATTAATACAGGAGCAGATTATAATTTCCATTTCGATTTATTATCTTATATATTGGAATGGTGTGAAGTTGATAGTGAGGTTAAATCAAAAATATTGGTAAAAAAATTACAAGATGAAAAACAAATATTTTTGGGTGAATTTGTAAAATCTATTTTGAAAATTAATAATATTTGTAATGAATTAATGAAGATTGCGGAATTTATGGAGGATTTAGACTTATTGCAAAAATTGAAACAAGTACCTGACGCTACATTGAAATATGTTGTTTCAAATCAGTCTTTGTATGTTTAATTTTGTAAATACTATAATCTGTAATTATTTCATATGGATGTTCTTACATTTTCCCAGTGTGATCTAAAAAATAAAAATTTAGTTGGTGGTAAAAATAGTTCTTTAGGAGAATTATATCATTTATCTTCAGAATTGAATTTTTCAATTGCTGATGGATTTGCTATAACTACTCATTTATATGATAATTTTTTATTAAATAATAAAATACATTTTTTTGTTGAAGAGAAATTACAAGAAATGAATTTAAATTCCTCTGTTTCTGAAATCGAAGAATGTTCAGCATTAATACAAAGTAAAATTTTGGAATCTAACTTTTCTGATACTCAGATTCAAAATATTGAAACTGGATATAATAATCTTTCTCTCAAATATAAAGTTAGAGATTTGGAAGTAGCTGTTCGAAGTAGCGCCATTGCAGAAGATTTACCAAATGCTTCTTTTGCTGGACAACAGGATACTTATTTAAATGTTTCTGGGATTTCTTCTCTCTTAGAGTCAATTAAAAATTGTTTTGCTTCGTTGTTTAATACCAGAGCTATTTCTTATAGATTATCACAAAATATTGCATATGATGATATTAAGATTAGTGTAGGAATTCAAAAAATGGTTAGGTCAGACATAGGGTCTGCGGGAGTAGGATTTTCTATGGACCCTGAAACTGGATATAATAAAGCTATTGTTATAAATTCCTCCTTTGGGTTGGGAGAGATAGTAGTAAGTGGAGGAGTACTTCCTGATGAAATTATTTGTGATAAAAAGACTTTGTTAAATAACAATTTAGATCCTATTATATCAAAGAAAAAGGGAAATAAAATTTTGAAGATTGTTTATTCCTCTTCAGGTAATGGTGTTGAAGAAATAAAAACCTCAAATGATGAATTTAATCAATTTAGTATTTCTGAGGAGAATTCTGTCTGCCTTGCTTCTATTATTTTGAACCTTGAAAATAAATATCAAAAATTACATTCTAATCCCAATTTGGGAGTAGATGTCGAATGGGCAATTGACGGTAATGATAAACAAATATATATTCTTCAAACAAGACCAGAAACCATTCATTCTAATTTATCTTCTTCTACAGATATATCAAAATTTATATTAGAGAGAAAAGGGAACAAATTAATTGAGGGAGTTGCAGTTGGAGATAAAATTAGTAATGGGAAGGTTAGAAAATTGACCTCACTAAAAGAAGCCTATTTATTTAAGAAGGGAGAAATATTAGTTACTGATATGACTACCCCTGATTGGGAACCTATTATGAAATTAAGTTCTGGTATTGTTACAAATAGAGGAGGAAGAACTTGTCATGCTGCTATTGTAGCACGAGAAATGGGATTAAATGCCGTAGTAGGAACTCAAACTTGTACAAAAGTACTTAATGATGGAAAAGAAGTAACACTTGATTGTTCAAAAGGTGAGAGAGCTGATGTTTTGGAAGGAATTTTACCTTTTAGAATAGATAAAATAAAATTGAAAAATGCAGATCAGAAAATAAAATTAATGTTGAATGTTGGGAACCCAGAGGCCGCCTTTTCAAGTAGTATGTTACCTAATCAAGGTGTAGGATTAGCCCGTTTGGAATTTATTATTAATCACTATATTAAAGTTCATCCAACATTATTATTACACTATTTAGATTCTTCTATTCCCGCAGAAATGAGAGAAAAGGTAGAAGCAATAATTTCTCCTTATAAATCTGGAGAAGAATATTTTGTTAAGAATTTAGCTCGTGCAATGGCTCAGATTTCTTCTGCTTTTTATCCTCATAATGTTATTGTCCGTTTTAGTGATTTTAAGTCAAATGAGTATAAGAGCTTATTAGGAGGTGACCTTTATGAACCAAATGAAGAAAATCCGATGATTGGATGGAGAGGAGCTTCTAGGTATTATTCAGAAGAATATACTAAATCATTTGAATTAGAATGTAAGGCAATTAAATATGTTAGAGAGAAAATGGGTTTAACCAATTTGGTTGTAATGATTCCTTTTTGTCGTACTCCACAAGAATGTCAATTAGTTTTAGATACCATGGAAAAATACCAATTAAAAAGAGGTGAAAATGGATTGGAAGTTTATATTATGTGCGAGTTACCGTCCAATGTAATGGAAGCCGAAGAGTTTAGTCCTTTGGTAGATGGGGTATCCATTGGAGGTAATGATTTGCTTCAATTGACAGTAGGATTGGATAGAGACAATGAGAAATTAACACAGCTAACTGATCATACCAATTTAAGCTATAGGAGAATGATTTCTCAGGCGATTTCAATTTATAAAAAAAATGGAGTAAAAGTAGGTTTTTGTGGCCAACAGCCATCTGATTCGGTTGAATTTTGTCAGTTCTTAATTAATGAAGGTACGGACAGTATTTCTGTAACCCCTGACAGTGTTTTACATACGCTTAATAATATTTAACTATTTTAGTTAAATGAATATAAAAATAAATGAATATATTTATTTAACAATGACAAAATATACTTGTAAGAGATGCCTAAAGGAATTTACACAAAAATCTCATTATAAAAAACATCTGGAGAGAAAAACCCCTTGTCAGGATAATTCAAATAAAATTAAAGAGATTGTAAATAATATTTTAAGCGAGACCATAGAGCATATTCCTGATCCAATTATATCTGATTCGGTAGAAACTATACATTTGATTCAAAATGATTGTTTGAAAGAGTTAGAAAAACTTCAAGATAATAGCGTAGATTGTGTAATTACCGATCCGCCTTATTTTATTGATAAATTAGATAATAATTGGAATTCAGATGATATAAATTCTGATGTAAAAAATAGCCATATTTCTCATTTACCTAAAGGAATGAAATTCAGTAAAAATCAAGTAAAAGAACTTTATGATTTTTATTTTCAATTTTCCTCTTTACTTTTTTCTAAACTAAAACCTGGTGGGTTTTTTCTTTCTTTTTCTTCTCCACGGTTGTATCATTCGATTGCGATGGCATGTGAGCTAAGTGGCTTTGAGGTTCGTGATATGATTAATTGGACATATACTCAATCTATTCCTAAGGGAATGTCTGTTTCTCATATCATAAAAAAAATGAATTTATCAGAAGCTGAAAAAAATGAGTTAATTGCTCAATATAAAGATTTCAAAACTCCTCAGATTAGATCTTGTTTTGAACCAATATGTGTTGCTATGAAGCCAATTGGAAAATTGACCTTTATTCAAAACGAATTACAATTTCATACAGGATTGCTTGATTTTTCTCAGAAAATCGGTATTTCAAATGATCGTGTTCCTTCTAATGTATTAACTACTGAATTGATAAATGATATTTATGATAAAAATTTTCTTATTTCTAAAGCATCTAAAAAAGAAAAAGGAGAATTCAATCATCATATTACTGTTAAACCTTTAGAATTAATGGAACATTTAATAAGATTATTTTCAAAAGAAAATGCCTTGATTTTAGATCCTTTTTTGGGAAGTGGAACTACTGCCTTAGCCTGTAAAAATACAGGAAGGAGATGTATAGGAATTGAAATAAATAAGTCATACATTGGAATTTCCAAATTAAGGTGCGGTATCTAGGTTGATGTTATTCAAATATTCTTTGATTTCCTTTAGTTGATCGTTTGTATATGGACTATTACCCTTTTTGTGTAGATGAATCAAATGCTTAGGGGTAGGGATTTTTGTTAAGGTGTCTAGGAAAATAAAATTATCTCGATACTTCGCTTGAATTGGTGGTTGAAGTACTAAATTGGTGGCAGAATTGTCAGTAGAATTGGGATTTTTATGTCCTAACTGCCACAGCTCATTGGGTTGTTGTATATAATCTTCATAAATTGTTGATTTGATTTTATAAATTTCTTGATTTTTTTCTTCTTCATTTCCTTCAAATTTAAAGTTTTTTCTCATTTTGTGTTTATTTGATAATAGATAGGGTTCAGGAATATAATTTTTACCCCTTTCTTTTGCTGTTTGAATTCCCCATTGTTCATGTTTATTAAACAATTGTATGCTATCTTTCGTTTTAATTTCAAAACGATTTACAAATTCGTCACAGGTTTTCCGAGTAAAGTAAAATTGAGGATAATTCAACATAGCAGAAAGTGCCATTCCATTTCCCGTTTTGACCGAAGGAGGTTTTAAATTGTGTTTAGAAACAAATATAAGAAATTTATCCGGGAAAGATTCAAGGATCTTAGGATCGATATCTGTAACGATTGCTTCTGTTTTGGCTGCCATTCTTTTCATTTGATATAAGCTTCAACATGAAATTTAAATCAATTTTATTTAGTTTTTCTTTAATTTTAACGCAAAAAAATAAGTCAAATAGGTTGTTACAGCGAAAAGGATACCTCCCCATAATGAATCTACAATAACAATCGGAAGACTCCAGTTTGAAATTAGTGCATAATTGGTTCCTTCATAAATAGCATAAATACATAAACCTAGAAGAAATGCTTCAAAAACACTTCTTTTTTTCTGGATTATAAAATAGTTGATTACGACTACTATAAATAAATAACTAATAAATACTCCTAAGATGTTCATTTGAAATGGGGATTTTTGAATTTTAACAATCATATTTTTAAAATATGGCGAAATTGAGTTTAAATATAACGAGTCAATCAGTAAAATTAGTAAGGTAGATATTCCTAATTCTTTAAAATTAGTCATTACAATTATATAAATTATACATAAAAAAATAATATTCATAGATAGATAATTTTACTATTTATTTTTAAATTATATAATTTTATTCATTAGGTTTTTGTCTGGTGAATATGTTTCTTTACCAATAATATCCATTCCAATTTTATTTTCATGTAATTCATAACAATTAAAAATATTTACTAGACTGTTTGTTGATATAGTTTCTAATATGTTAAAATTAACAGATATATGAACAGGTGTTGAGTCTATAAAATTTGATATTCTATCTGTTGTTTGTTTATAATGTTCAGATATTTCTTGTATAGAAATGGTTTCAATATTATTTTGTTTAATTAAATCTTTTTCATATTTATTCATAGTTCTTTCGTTTAATCCTAAGTATAAAATGTTTTTTGGTATTATTCTTATATATTCGTTAAATAAATTATTGGATTTTTTTTCAAATTGTAGAGCATTTCTAAGCGAATATTCATTATTTTTTACTATTTTTAAATTAGAAGATTTATTAATCCAAATTAGTTTTAATAGGCTAGGATCATTTACTCTTCGGATCGAATGAGCGATAGATGGAATTGTATTATATTTTTTTTCACTAAAATAATAAAGTTTATCGGTTTTATAAGGTTTTGGATTATATTTAGAAACAAGACCTGTAAAAATATCATCTATTTGTTTATTCTTTTTTGTTAAATGTAAAGTTTCTCTTACATTAAAAAAAAAACTTTTTCTCATTATTTTAGCTAACGAAAATATATTTATTTATTTTTTTATTAAATTACTTTTTAATAATCCTAAATTGGATAATTCATCTGCTCGTTTATTGAATTTTCTATAAACATGTTTTATTTCTATATTATCGAAAAACTTTAGAAGAGTTGTTGCTTTCTCATACAATGGAATCATAGATTCTGATTTAACTGTATATTCGCCTAATAATTGTTTAATTATTAATTGACTATCTCCTTCTATAATTAGATTTTTGATTTCTAACTTTATACATTCCTCCAAACCTAGAATACATCCAAAATATTCGGCAACATTATTAGTTGTATTATCTCCTACATAAACAGAATTATACCATATTTCATTATTCAAGTTATCATATATAACTGCTCCAGCACCTGATTTTCCTGGATTTCCTTTACTACATCCATCAAAATTCATTTTAAATGTGGTTGTATCCATAATCATATTTAGTACTAAAAATAATTTTTAAGTTATTTTTTTGTTTAAAATAAAATTATAATTTTATAATATAATGTCTAATAATTGCGGTTGTAAATCAGTCCCTACTACTAAAGAATGTCAATTAGACAATTCAAAGAGAAATACTTCTGTAAATACTTCTGTGGAACAAGAAATTTTAGGACATAGGCAAACTTCCCATGATTTCAAACCTTCTATTTCCTGCTGTACTAACTCTGTTTGTAGTGATCCTGAATAT